AGCTACTTCGCCATAAATTTTAAATGGTCCAGTACCAGCCGGCTCTGATGTCTGATATGTATCGTCAATTGTTAACTCGGGCACATACTTGGGGAATAATCCTAACTTAGTAGGAGTCGGAGCGACATAGCTTCCGTCTGTGCTTTCGTATTCATATATTTCAATTAAGTCATCTATGCGCTGTCCAGCATTAATTTCAACAAATCCATCATTATTAAAATTATAATCTTTGTCAAAAGTTAATTGGTTGCCATTTAAATACACAGCAACATTTTTAGCAGACAATTCTGCAAGCGAAAATGCAGTTGTTAGCGCATAAGATGTTGTTCTTGTATCTAAAACTGTATATTCAATTCTGTTAGACGGCCCAAACGCCAACATATCAGAAAAGTAAAACGGTTGCGATTTTAATTTATCTTTTGTAATTTCTTTTAGAATCTTATCAACGTGTTGTTTTGTTTCGCCGTCAAACCCTAATGTTTCTGCTTTTTCTAAGAATATTCTTTTAAATCTAGAATATTCTGTTTTAGAATATCGCAATGCTTTAATTATATTGTAATCTTTATTTGTTATATGATATAACGGTAAGTTAATCGGTCCACTATGTTTAACAAATCTTTTTCCGTACTGGTCTAATTCGCCTAGATCTCTTAGGTTGCTATAGCCTGGATATGCTCCAGTAAATGCACCTAGATCTTCAATCATACTTTCTACGTGATCAATAACTTCACCTAAAGTAAATTCACTTACGTCCTCGTTAAGCGGATTACGTTCTAAGTTATACGGAAATTCATAATAACCATTTGAGTTTTTAGCAGTCTTTGATACTGTTTTAATCTTTACTACATCATTAACCGTTAAATCATTGTAGAATCTAATAAATGCACGATTATTAATACGATCAATTTCGTAATCTTGTAGACGTACTTGAATAGTGTTATTCAAATAAACTACAACTGTTAAATCATTTAATGACCCTGCATTATTATAAACATCTATTTCAAAATTATTTAATAATATATTAGTAGCAGAATATTGCTTAATTACCCACTGTTTACTTATTGTAGGAGTACTACTAAATCCATTTACATATATTGAATTAGTTAAAGTACTATACTTTTTAAGATAACCCGATTTAATTTCGTGTGTATATAAATCAGTTTCATCTTGATACTGAAATGTGTCATTTAACAAATTAAAATTAAAAACAATATCGCCCGAGTTTTCTATAGTTTTATAAGATAGTGGAAATCCTAATTCAACATCAGATGCTCCGTCGCCAATTGCATAAGAAAATAATTTTGTTCCGGCAAATGTAGTAGATCCGTAATAATCAACATCACTAAAACTATTACCATTTATATCAAATATGTCAAATAACGGTGCTTGGTTATTTGTTGTTTTTTCTTGTGCAGCATTCCATATGCCATTCTGGTAATAAAAACTTTTTCCTGCATAAACATTACCTTGAGTAACTAACACAGTTTCTAAGTCATTTGGAATAGAATCTTCTGCTTCAACTAAGCTAATTTGTCTAGAGTTACCAATAGTAATAAAGCTAACTACATAAATCTTACCACTAACTAGGATATCAGTATCAGCTGTAAATAATATTCTCATGCCGTCGGCAAAATCTACACCGTCGACATTATATCCTAACTGTCCTTCAATTGTCGAAAATACATCTGTAGTAAATGTATCTATTAAATCAACATCTTGTTTTGCAAAACTGCCAAATTTATTTAATTTTAATCCTGCTTCAAATTCAATAATAGGGCGCTTTGCTCTGTTTGCTTCGTCAATTGTTTCTGGTAAATTATTATATGTTGCACTCTTTAAGATTACATCTCTGTGATGCCATCTGTTGTAGCGACTCCATGCATTTCGATCTGGACTTGCACGATTGACTACAATATAATCTTTTGTACCTGCGTATGCTGTTGCATTTGCAAATGGTAAAACATCAAAGTTATCAGCATCAAACGGAATTAATTGCACTGACGCATACGCTGCCGGAATAATTAAATCTTGATCTTTAACTAATTTAATTGCAGTTCCAACACCTTCTACATACCAGTTATTAGAGCTATATTTTGCAGGAATTACTTCTCCCTGGAATCGAATCTTCATCCCATTACTGAGTTCTACTCCGTTAGCACTTGTATAATATTTTTTACCAAGAATTTCTGCTTCAACATCAATAAATGAACTTTCTTCAACATCGTAGACTCTAATAACTCCACTTGTATCAATATTGTTTTTACTAATGTAAAACAGTTTATCTGGAGCATTGGTTGGAACTGTAAATTGAATAGTTCCGGATTCAACATATGTAGATGTTGTCACATTACCGTCAGTATCTAATGTAGTAATGCCATCTCTATACAATGTTGATTGGTTAGTAAGAACTTCTTCACCAGGAGTAAATGTTCTTAGGATAGCAAATGCCATCGGATGTCCAATTGCAGAAATATCAAACTTGTACGTTTGACCTCTATATAGTTTAAGTGTAGGATTTTTTTCAAATCCGTCATTAAACACATATGTAGTGTTATCATCTTCGTTAGATAACGAAACTGTATATGTGCTTACAATATCTCTACTTTGTCCTCTAATAGCTACTGATACAGGACCGTCAGGTAACCAATAGTACTCACGGAAGTTTACAAACTTATCCCAATCAATATTAGGATTCCATGCATATGACTCTTGACTGTTTAATCGACTATGATCCGCAGTATTTGAACCAAACGCAGTTAATTGATTAATGTAATCATTATAATCTTTATAAAAAGTTACGTTACCGATATCATCTTTAATAACAGTAGCAGGCTCTAATTGATAATTTTTTCTATCTGATGACACATCAGACAAATAATTATCTGAAGAATTAAATGCTTTTGCTGTTTCTCGACCAATATAACCGTTAAGTTTATCAGCTACTCCTGGTTGGATCATTTGATCCAGCGTAGATTGTAAAAACTTTCTGTTAGCTTCAGATCTAAAAAACTTTGGTAGGAAATCAACCGATGTTCTTTTTTTATCACCTGGAGTTGGTAATGCGCTCTCGTTTTGATTATTATTGTACGCCATTAGTAGCTGCTTCCTGTACTATTAGTTGTAATACCGCCGCCGGTATTTGTTGTGCTTGTTGATGCTGCACTTGTAATGCCTGATGTTATAGATGTTGATACACTTGTAATCACTGTTCCGCTTGCCTGTAATTCAGTTGCTGTTATTTCGTCAATTGTTTCAATGTCCGATACTTGCGCTGCACTTAAAAAGATTTCGTCTGGTTCTGATTTTATTTCAAATAAGCTACCAAAGCTCTGTGTACCTTGACGCGGAACTATGACAATACTTACTAGTTTTGGACTCAGTTGGTTCATAATATAGGCACTAAGTTCTTGAAAGTAAAATGTTTCTCCAAAGTCCCAATTTTCAATTGCAAAAAATTGATCAATAGCACTAATTACATCAGCTTTAAGCTCATTATCATTTAACACCATTGATTTATTTTTCACAATTTTAAATTTCACCTGTAAGTCTTTGTTTGCTTTATTACCGAATAATATTTTATATTTTACTGGATGATAAATCACTTCATCACTTATACTCTTAATTGCATTAATTGACTGTCCGTATGCACGATATAACTCATCATTACTCGGAGGACGCGGCGCAGTCAAAAGTGTTCCATCAATGTATTTACGTGTATTGTCATCATAGGTTTTTGTTAAAACATATGTGTCAATAATGTTACTTGCACTCGGATCTATTCTGTAATTACTATCAGCAACATGGACATAGTGGAATTTAAGACCTGCTCGTCCTGTATATGCCTTATAGTCTGTATTGACAGTAGTGTTGTTTAACGACTTATTAAACACTCTAAATATATCTTCTTCTATTAGATAAAATAACTGTCCTTCAGTTCTTGTACTGTAAGGAGCAATCGCTGCTTCATTTTGTAATACAGTAATATCAGCATTTTCATTAGAGAAATATTTAAAATCTTCTACGCCGTCTGTAGTAGTATATTTCTTTTGGAAAATAATTTTTAATTCAGCTGCAAGTGAAGTATCATCTTGAGAAATTAATTGTTCAAACATTTCAGGATCGTCAACTACACTATCATCATCTGAATCAATAAACTGAATTTGAATTTTACGTGAATCTACATAACCTTCAGTGTCTCTAAATGCGTCAACAATTGTCCAAGAATAGTCTTTGCTAAACGGCAATAAACTTCCAACTTGTCTATTAATATTTAAGATATCAATTTTATCTCTAAATACTTGTCCAGTATTTGGATTATAAACTTTATCAGCTTTGTCGAAGAAGAATCGAATTTCGTCAGCGCTTTCAAATATGTATCTTAAATTGCGATAGGTAATAGTGTATCGTTCTCCGTCAGTTTTAAAATATAATAGCCAGCTAGAATCAAGATTCTGTCCGCTAGTATCACCCGCTTTACCCAATGCAAAAACATTAATTGTATTAATATTTTCATCAGTAATTAATACCCATTGACGAATATTAGCATCATACCTTAACGCAAAATCTTTATATGAAAATGCTTGGTCAATGACTTGTGTTTTAACGTCATCAATTAATGTTCTAGAAAACTTAGGAATAATCTGATCTAATATTACTGAATCTTCAATGTAATCATTAAACATAATCGGTCCGATGCCATTATCATTAACGACTGTTCCGTCTGCAGATACTGCTATTACTTTGGACCACTTGTATACACTAATACCTAGCAAGTTAGCATCAGTAGTTAATGTACCATCTTGTTTAAAGTATTGTTGCTGTCCTGTATCAGTCAAAGGTGCAACAAATCTACACATTGTGCCCGATTCTATTAGTCGCAAACTGTTTGCAGTAAACGATCCAACTGCATATGCATTGTTATCAATATCTTTAAATAAACCAGTTGTACGATTAGTTGCAAATGAAGATTGTTCCCAAGTTGCATTAAGGTCTGATACAATAATGTTTGCATATTTGCCTAGATAAAAGTTTCTTGTATTAACGCTTGATATTATTGGTTCAACTACGTTATACAGAATTCCTTCAATATCACTTTGTGTTGCAAAAGTAAAACTTGTTTTTTCTAAAAATTCATCTTTATAAATCACACCATCGTCTGCAAACAAACTTGTGTTTGAATATTTTCCACTAGCATCTTTTAAATCAAAGAAGCGACTTATTCCACTTGATATTCTATTAGAACTTTTAGTCTTAATAATATCTTGGCTAATTGCAAGTGGTCCGACATTATAATCTTCGCCAGTAATTAACCGATTCTGTGTATAGTAAGTAGCTGGTGCATTTTGCTTGATTTCTTCGTCAGTTTCACTAGGTGCTCCATTACTAACTGTATACTTTAATCTTAATCCAAGTGTTAGTGTTTCTAAACTTCCAGTTCTACTCTGATAAGGAATTTCAATCGAAACTAGCCCCATTGCTCCCGGAGTAATTGTACTGTAGGCATTTGAACTAGTTCTGTAATATACTTTAAAACTACCGGCTGGTAAATTTCCAAATATACCGTCGCTGAATACTAAGTTAATTCTGTCACCAACTCGAGTAGTAACAGTATATACATTTCTTAAGCCTTGAAACAAACTATTGTAAATTACATTATTTCCTTCAACTGCATCAATTTTTGTCCATGCATTTGTTTCAAATCCATTTGTATCTGTTTCATACAACCATACGTCTGAGTTGTTGATGTCAGTTGCATCAATAGCAACTGACTGATTCGGAGTAGGATTATTTACTGTAAAATTACCACTATCAAGCGCTCCCTGACGGAAGTGCATAAAAAATCCAGTATTAGAGCTGCCAGCGCCTTGTCCATCATCGCGGAAAAGGAATGCAGGACTTGTACCAGGTAATGGCGGTTCTTCAACAATTGAATCGTTTTGAATATCTGAACTTACTACTTCAAATTTAGTTCCTACACCTTCAATTCTTTTAGCAAACGGAAATACTGCACTGCTTGTGTTTGTTGCATTGAAGCGATATTTTTGTGTTAATACGTCTGCAATAGTTGCAGATTTTAATGGATTACCGATTGAGTTTGCTAACGGTAATCCTGCATTTAATACTTTAATAAATTGTTCAAAGTAATTAGAGTTAGCTAAATCATTCCATTTAATTACTATGTTTGCAAGATTAAGTCCTGTACTATCAAATACACTTTCCGTTGTTTTAAGAGTTTCTATTCTTAATAAACCGTTTGCTGCTTGATTTCTACGAGGATTGTAAGACAACATACGTGCAAGACGTAAAACGCTTTCTCTGCGTTCTGCTGTTTCAAGGAAGTTTTCACGAGCATTTAAATCAATGCGGAATGATAAGTTTTGCCCAAGGAAAGCAATCATATCAATAAGTGCAAGATATTCACTTGACTCTATGTAATCATTAAAATCTTCTGGATAATTTTGACGTAGATAATTGATCATCGTACGACGAAGATTGTCAAAATCGTAACTCTGAAAATCAGCATTACGGTATGATTGGTATATTCTCTTCCAGTCTTCTGCTACTAGTAGCCTTGACTGTCTATCACTTGCAGACATATTTAGATTCCTTGTTTACTATGATATTTATCTGATAAGATAATGTACGTATATTATAATAAACCGTTTTTTTGATCAAATCTAAATTTAAGAGATTCCGAAATGTTGTATGGTAAAAATATTATAGAACATTCTACACTAATGCCCTGTTCGTACGAATCTACTACAATAGAGTTGACACCTAGTCTAGGATCATAGTTGACTATCTTAGTAACATTTTCAACTATTGCATCTTGCACATCTTGTGTAAACGGTTCATATAACAGATCCCAAATAATAGTTCCAAAAGTAGGATCTGTTAGTTTTTCTCCTTGGCGAATATGAAAATAATTAATTAAATCTTGCTTAATTAAATCAAAATCATATAACGAAAATCCCTTAGCATTATCATTAATCGTGGAAAACCCTTTATATGCTCTTCCAGATTTTGCCGGTGTAGCTTTTGGAGAAACGGTTACACGTTTATATAGGTTTTTTTCTAAATCGCTCATACTATATTTACCCTATTTTATTGAGCACCTATTGGAGGCACCAATGTATCACTGTTAGTCTGCGTAGCAACTGAATTTCTAGCAAGTTCTTCTTCTAAACTCTTAAATGCATCTGCTTTCTCATTTTGAAAACGTGTAACACAACTTGCCCTAACCGCAGGAGTACTTCTTCTAAAATATGCCATACCGTTATCTTTCATTCTTTCATCGTATACTGCGGCAATTAATGCTTGATCAGTTGGGACTTGTGAGCCTGTCCTTGCTACAGAACGTTGGAATATATTATTTGCTCCACCAGCACCGTGTTGTACAGCAGTTGACCAAAGAACATCTTGCAGTGTTTTTGTCATTGTTCTTACATCAATACCAGTCGACGACTGTACTCTATTAGCAGCAGGAACAAAATAAGTAATAACTGCATACTCATGTTGAGTTTCGGCAGCAGCAGGATTACTCATTGTGTTAGTCCAGGCTTGCTTAAATGTATCTGTGCCTGCTCTTGCTCCGCTGGTGCCGCCAGCAGCTTGTAATGGAGCAAAAACATCAGGATGTCGTTGACTTAAGAAGTTTAAGAATCCGTCCATGGCGCCAACTTTTGCAGCAAGCTGGTATTTTCCGTAACTGAATCCTCCAGTACTATCCCATCCAACAACTGTACTGCTTCCTCTACTTTCGTATTTTGCACTAAGCGATCCTAGTTCATCGCTATATTCAAAGTTACTGCTATAATTTGCTTGTGGTGTAGTACCTACACCTGAGCCAGTACCGCCCGGTGCATTGCCGCCAAAGCCGCTAGAAATACTTCCGCCAGTACCGCTGATATATGCACTAGAAGTTCTGCCACCTTTGTTTTTAAAGAAAGTGTCCGGAGTAAGAATTCTATCTGCTGTAGGTAATCCGCCTGGGGCTTCTCTATCAGTTTCTGACTTCTTGAACGAAGCAGGATCTAAGTTTTCATGATGAGGCCATGGCTCGTGTTGTGGAGCTCTTGCTAGTATACTTTGATATGCTACCGGTGTAGTACTCCCCGGAAACACATAAGGCAATGTCATTGTTTCTAACGGCTTTACTAGTTTTGCTTGATTAGCAAGTGCAGCCGCCGGACCGTTCATGTGAATATAAGTTGCTGTTTCTCTATGCTCTTTGCCGCTATTAATGTGAGTATATGCTCCAGCAGTTAATCTATTATCTTGTCCAGAGTTAACATTTAAATATTTTCCAGTACTAATAAATTGGTTTTCTCCTGCACCAGTGTGCAAATTCTTACTTACTGTAATTTTAGCATCAGCTCCTACTTTTAAATTATAGTTGTGAACTGACTCAAATTGTATACGACCACTTTCTAATCCACTACCGTCTGTTGCTGCACCTTTGCTATAACGAGCAGTTGCTTTCATATTAATATTTCGACCGGCTTCCATATTAATATCACGTTCAGCAGTAATGTTTAAATCATTTTCAGTCATAATACTAACACTATCTTGTGCATGAATGTCGATTTTACCATCACTGGTCATTTCTATCCAAGTAGTACCACGTGCATTACCAATATAGATTAAGTCTTCACTATTGTGCATTAATATTTGATGCCCAGTTCTAGTACGAAATCTTAGAAGCTCATTATGTGGAATAGTTACATCACCTCCCGGTTCTGCTGCTTCTTTGTTTACATAAATTGGCGGGCCTTCTTCGGCATGGGTTTTACGTATTAGATTGTCGTCACCGTCGTCCATAACAATGCTAGAACCGCCTAGTCTATTATAAGGAACTTCTGTTTTATCATCCGCAGTACCCACAGACAACTTAGGAGCAGTATTTCTACGATCTAATGGGCCCGGAGTACTAACTCCAAAAACCATGCTAGGAGTTTCTCTCCTAGCACTTGTTGTAGTTGTTCCTCTTGTTTCGTCAAATAACAATCCCTGTACTTCTAATGTTCCAGTAAAGTCTTTATTGTACGGCTTACTAAACAGTGTAGGATCAACTAGTTCTCCAGTTTCAATAGTTTTATTATATTCTCCTACTGGTAACTTTGCACCTTTTAAATTAGCAGGAGTATCATCTGTTGTTTTTTCAGTGCTAGCTCTACCATCAGGAATCATAAAATTCATGTAGTCATCTGGTATACAACCAATCCAATAACCAAAGTTTGGATTGCCTTCTGCAAACATAACAAGTACTTTAGTTCCGATATCAGGCGGGACCATCCACATGCCATAAGATTTTTGTGTAAATTGATATCCATCATTTGGTGTAAGACCTTTACTCGGTGTCACACCATAAAATGGTGACAGATATCTTACATTAAATAATTGGCCAGATTTTTCAGGGATGCCGCCTGCACTTGTATATTTTAATAGTTCAACTTCAAGGCCTCCCATATACCGAGTATCAAGGTGATTAATTACTATTGCTTCAAACGGACCTGGATCCTTTATTGCACTACCTTTACTAGGACTTCTTCTATACGAACTTTTTGCCATGCTATACCTTATTACTTTTTATATTAGTTAACTGTGTTATTGCGCTCTTGTCCGTCTCAATATAGCATCATCATATACTACTGTTGGTGAGGATCTATTAGCTCGGGCCTGTCTTAATATAGCATCATCGTATGATGCTGTTGTTCTTTCAACTGTTGTAAGCGAGTTTGCTGATGGTTCTTGTGCTTCTGCAGGTAATCCAACGTTTCCGGCAGTACTATTAGAACCCGCACCACCGCCGATACCACTTGCAGTGCCAGTGCGCACTTTTTGACCAGTTAAAAAATCATATCTATCATCATATAAATCTATAGGCTGATAAACATACGGACTAGCACCTGCTGCATGAGATCCGTCTGCGCTTGCTGGCCCTGCTGACGGAAGCGCCGAAGTTTGTACAGTAGATCCAGACGTTATCGGTTGCGGCATTGTTACTGCTGCTGTTGGTGATAAAGTGCCGCCAATTGTTGCTGCGGTAGTTGGAACTGTACTTACTAGATCACGTAGTGCTTGTGATTGAAAGGGTCCAATAGGATCTGACGGAATAATTCCAGCAGGGGGAACAATTCCAATTGATCTAAAATATTCTTCACGTTGAACTTCAGACATTGCTGCAATTGAATCAGCAGTTTGCCTACTATAAATTGCATCTCTAGTAATAACATTACTCGGTCCAGCTGCTACGGGAACTTCAGGAATAGTAAATGCGTTTCGATTTCTGTTTATATCAGCGCCAACTGTTGGAGAACCTAAAACTCTTAAGTCTGCGGCTATTTCGTCTTGTGAATTATCTGACATTATCTAGGACCTCTTCTTACTACAGTATTAATTACCGCTGCTGCGCGGTCGTTTCCAGTTATCTGAGATAGCTGCGAAGCCGATTGTGATATTCTTGCGGCGGCTCCAGCGGCAGCATTAGCAGCAGATATTGATCCAAATTCACCAAGTGGATCATTTCCGTATCCTGTTGAAGCCGGTGCAGATGCTGGCAAATTAGCAGGTGCAATGTTTGCAAGAGCTGCTGCAACTGTCGGAGCAGAAGTACGTAATGCTGCTGTCATGTCTGGTGCAGCAGCAGGCACTCTAGGAAATACTCCTGCATTTGCAATATTGCCAAGTGCTGCGGCAGCACTTGAAATCTGACTTATTGCACCTTGAATTCCTCCCGGTATTCTTTCTGAAATCCCGCCCAACGCTCCCATAGCATTTCCTAAATTTCCACCTATAGATAATAGTGCAGGCAATTGCCCTTGAAGTGCAGTTGCTTGTCCGACTAAGTTTCCTACTGCACCTGGTATAGAAGCAGCAAGTGCATCTGATTGATTTGATGCAGCATTAAATATTCCGCCTACTGCCGAGTTAATTCCATTAAACGCACTAGCTGCGCCTGGTAAAGAATCTAAATTAATGTTAAGCGCATTTGCACCAAAAGAGGATACTTGAGATGTAATGTCGCCAAATGGATTGTTTTGGAATGTTGCTGCGGCATTAGCTATTGATGCTCCGATATCTCCGAATGGATTATCAACACCTGCTACTGCTGTAGGAGTAAATCTCGGAGCATTTGGAGTACCTGTAGCTGTACCAGACGGTAATGACCTATTAAGAGCAGAAGCAGAATCGGCTTGCACTACTCCAGTTCGAGTTGGCGTCGGAGCGTTTGTTTGTCCTCTACGTCTAATTAGCTTTAGGCGTTGAGTAAACTTACCTCCGGTAAAATTATTAGTAACTGCCCACACACTAAACAGTCCGCTAAATTGAGGAACATTTTGAGGCCATTCCATGGTTGCGCCGGTAACTTGATAATCAAACGGTGTTTTAAAATTTACAACTACAAATACTTCTGATTCTGTATATCGCATTGTACCGTCATCTGACGCAGATGGATGAGATCCCGGACTTCCTGAATAATTACCAGACTGTTGAGGAATAAAAAACGGATCTCCTAAAATTTCCATTTCAGCAGTACACAAATCAATTGTAGAGTTTACTAGATTATGATGAAATGTTTCTGCTATACTTGTTTTGATATCACCTGACCTTGATGCTGCACTTTGAGACATTCTATTTCTCTCTGCAATAGCACCCGTTGGTTCGTTAGTAGGAACAGTGTCAGCTTGTAATAATCCGCCAGTTCTTGCACCTGTAGTATTTGCATTAGTTCCGGCACTAGTTGAAGAACTGCCTACTCCGCCTGCGGCACCGCCCGTGTTTTGTCCTAGGTTAGAAAACGCATTTTGTGTAAATGCATTATTAAAACTAATATCAAAACTTAATACATCTTCATTTTTGCCTGTGTAAATGTAATTATATTCTTTTGCAGCGGACGACATTAGTCCACGTGTATTTGCAGGAGTTTGATTTGGTGCAAGGTGTCTTGCTTCATCTGTCTCATAAGGTATAACACTATACACATACACCCTCGGAGCACGACCCATAGTTTGGTCTCCTGATACATCTTCAGATATAAAAACTTGTGTATCAATCCTAAACCATTTTTTCATACCGTTTCTAGATTCTTCAGTAGAATTGTCTCTGCAAAATTTACTTTGTAACATTATTTTTTCGATAATGTTAGTAATAGTTTCACCTTGGCTGAATTGGTAATCTGCTGCTCTTTCAGCAGGCGCCATTGTAGCCGATGCTCTGTCAATCCTATCGCTCGGAGTTCCGTCTGGATTAGGAACTCTTGCAGCAGATGTAGACGCCTGAGCTTCGTTTGTACTATCTTGTGTATTTTCTATTAAAACACTTAATCCAATTTCATTCATTAACTCAGGTGTTTCGGCAAATGTTTTTAATTTGGCATACAATCGTGCTTTAGGAGTAATAACAATTCTTCGTTGTTCAGCTTCTCTATTTGCTGCGGCTGCGGCAAGCCTAGGATCAATCCCTAAACCTTTGTTTTCTGCAATAATCTGTGCTGCGGTAACAGTTAACTTACTTTCGTCAATTGCACCATTTTTAACATAATTTAATAACGCATTACTGTTTTTAGGAAAAGCAATTACATATCTATCAAACGGACTAAGTGCTCCTACTTTTTCAAGTGATTCAATTCTACGATTCATAACACCGGTCACTGAACGTTCATTAGTTTCTAACACTTCATGCACTAGCGCACCATTGGCGTTAACATCAGTAGACGACTTATTAATATCATCACCTAACCCTGTTTCGCTCATTGGGACTGCTTGAACTGCGTATACACTACCTTTGCCACTTACATTAAAATCTATTTTTGTAAATTTTAATGGCATAAAAATAGGCTGTCTAATAAAGTTTGCAGGTGTTTGACCGTCTTCATTCCATCCAACAAAATCTATTCTTAAACAAAACGGTGCATCAAGATAATTTCTAAATCCAGAAGTAGCAGATGCACCTATAATTGCTTCGATAAAATTACCCATCGAATATGGTTCGTGTACTGTAAAACTTAATGACGTACCTAAACTAACATTAGTATTTGGATTAGGTGCAATAACTGCGTCAAACTCTAAATCTTCAATAAAGTATTCTGCGTTTTCTTGTCCTTCACCTGCGTTGCGATATCGCCTGCCATAGTCACCGCCTGCACTTTTAATAATATATTTTGTAAATCCACTTGTACGCATTCCAGTTGGATCGTTATATTCTCTTGCACTAAGAATGCCTAATGTAATAATATAGTTACTACCATTATAGTTTCTTAAAGGATTAGGTATTCGACTAGCAGCAGCGCCTGAATTGCGAATTACATTAGTTCGTGCAGTTGTATCGTCGGCCCATGGAGGGTTGTATGAATTATCAACAAATTGATCAAACGCACTTAAATTTTTTAATGTTTCAATTTGCTGACGCAGTGAATCAAATCGTTCACCAGTTGCTGTAAATAATTCTGCTGCTGATCTAGGTATTATTCTAATTGGAGAATTACCTAAGCCTTGCAATTCAGATGCAACTTCAGATGTGTTTCCTAACAATCCGCCGATGTTAAGCCCTGTAACTTTTGAAAATGCACTACCTCCAATATTTCCAAGGGCGCCTCCTATGCCGCCTCCTGTTAATAATGAATTAACTGAAGTATTACTAATGTTACTAATACTACCAAGCTGACTTCCTATTCGACTAATCGAAGATACGGCAGCAGACACTGCACTAATATTGCTTAGTCCAGAATTGATAGTCTTTGTAATATTTCCAATGTTGAATGCCATTTAATATCCTAAGTATTGTTTCAAATTTGTTCCTTGAGGGAGATAAATCTTCGTTCCAGCTACAAAATCAAATAATGGATCTTTTAATATATCTAAATTTCTTTGGGCAAACACCCACCATAATTCTTTTATGCCATATAAATCGTATGCTAATAAGTCAGGGCGATATGTATATGCTGGAGTTATTTCATAAAGAATATCATCTCCGCCCACTGGAATCGGTCTTGCTTTCATTATATCTAAATAACCTGCACTAGTTACCGATGTAGAACCGTACGGCCCAAATGTTTTACTATCCATTATACAAATCCTTCATCGCCACCTGTGTGACCACCGTTAACATAACTGTTTAAACTAAATCTTGCTGCTGATCGGCGAGCATACGTCGGAGTACATTGCACAGTAATAGACGACTGTACAGGTACATAATTAAGTTGTCCATCAACTGTACATTCAATATAATCAACATCTGGTGACAAGTCAGTCGTAAAGTTAGTAATTACAACTGGAATATTGTTTAATACATGATTTCCGTATCCGTTAAGTCTAACTACTGGTGGTGGATTTCCTATCGGACTGCTCTCTCCATAAAACATTTTAGTAGCACTTCTTAAAAAATGCAAACATGCAATCCAGTACATTGCATCAGCTTCGTTTTCATTAAAAAATTCTCCTGTTATAGTATATGCATCAATATTACTATTTTCATATGCCTGAAACGGAAAATTTGTATGTGTCGGCTGTATAGGAGAATAATTTGCACTATGTCCAATTAAAATACTAGGAGTAAACGGAAAAATCATTTTATTTCCTGTATCAAATAACGGTTGTAATATTACACTAGGCTTAAAAACGCTAGGCACACTTATGTTAACTCTCCAGTCACCTGCTTCAGTAGTGGTATTGTTAGTTGAAATAATGGCCCTAGAAATTGCACGATCAGGAGGCGAAGCATTATATCCAACATTTTGAACAGCATTGCCGATCATCCTAACTGAACTACCAACATTATTAGCGTTAACGCCGCCGATGCCAAATAAATTTTGAACGTTGCGTACAGTATCACTAATTTCGCTTATGCCACGCATAAGAGGATTGTTTCCGTTTAAAAAACTAGTAGCTTGACTACTAGTTCGGCCAATGTTAGCTGTGAAGTTGTTAATAGTCTGAGTGGTTTGCCGAATGTTGTTAAACGCATTGCCAATCTTACTATTAAGTTGATTAAATCCTGAAAATAGTGCCATAATTCGTGTTTCTCCATTAGTATTTAGTTGACATAATTATGTACGTGTATTATAATAGTAGTATAAATGGGAGCTCACATGCGCAAAAAAAATTATTTGAATAACAAAGATATTCTAAAAGAAATACATAGATCAAAAAATACCTTTAACAGTTATGTTGCTAAAGAATATAGCGAATATGATATTATTCTACCTAGCCTAGACAAAATTAATAGACTAACAATCACCGAAGCTAAACGTAACAAAGCAAAACGCATGAGCAACGAAGCATACGAACAACGTAAAATGGCTGGTGAAAAAATTAAACAAGCAGATTGCGAAGTTGATTACAAAAGCATTACTAAAGAAGAATTAATTTTCCGAGTAATGACATTTGATCATATTCCAGAAGAACCTGGTCGTAAAAAGAACCCCAAAACAATTGCTGATACTAAAATTAAACTTCCATTTCCGCCTTTCCAACATTACAAGTATAACGAAGACGACGAATTAGTACTTGTTGGTAAAAGTCACTGGCAAGGTGGCATGGAAAACGGGCATTTTTCAAAAGATCATGGAAAAGCAACTAATAACCTTGCTATGATGTGGATGAAACTGTGCGAACGATATGCTACTCGTGGTAACGTTCGTGGTTACACATACAATGACGAAATGCGAGGACAAGCAATCCTTCAACTTGCACAAATTGGCTTACAGTTTGACGAATCTAAATCGCAAAATCCGTTTGCATATTATACTGCTGCTGTTACTAACAGTTTTGTCCGTGTTATTAACATTGAAAAACGAAATCAAAACATTCGCGATGATATATTGGAAATGAACGATTTAAATCCTAGCTTTACACGACAAAATGCCGGTGAATGGGAAGCAAGCGTTAAACGAAACGAACGATTGTCAGATACTTCATCCAAAAATGACTTGACAGATGTTTAAAAACGCTATATAATTAAACACGTATATTATTAGGAGTTATTACCTTTGTTTAAAAAAGC